TTATACACCAAATCACCTGCTGTTTCAGTAGAGCGTTTTAGGTTGTTTTGGGTAACCTCATAGAGTTTTTGTTCCGCTTGGTCAAGCAACTCAAAAGTATCGGTAGTTTCGTCGTAAGCATCTTCTATAATTTCAGACGAAAGTTCTATCAAGCGGCGTTTGATAAACGTCTGCAAAATCAATTGAGCGTGGAACTCCACATTGGCAGACGACGATACGCGCTGAGTGAGGTTGATAAGATAGAATTCTCCTCCTGCAGCTTCTAAGTTGCCATCTTTGCGCAATTGTTCAGAAACTGTGATAAGGTCGATAGGTAACGATTGGTTGAAAAGTTCAAAGATAGCTTGATAAATTAATTGATGTTGTTTTTTGTAGAACACATCGGGGCTAAGCATATCGATAGCGTTGTCAACACCGCGTTTATCAATGAGCATAGCGCCGAGCACTACTTCTTCGGCATTGAGGTTTTGCGGAGGGAGTTTACCGCGTTCAATACTCGTCTGTTGCTGAGTAAAACGCTGATATTGAGGTGTAATTTCAGGAGTTATTATATTTTCAGATTCATTCATAGCGCAAAAGTACAAAAAAGAATGATACTTGCTCTAATTATTTACTCACATAGATTGTTAATAAGGTGTTGATAACAATTTGCTGATTTGCCGATTTGCTGATGTATTGATTGTTTTGTACTTTTGTCGTCTAGAAAGTAATTAAATTTATCCTCACCAAAATAAAAGCAGCCCTATGAAAACAGTTGCAGACAATAGAAATGACAAAATTGTATTGAAAGAACGCTATAAACAGATCACTTTTTCAGTATATTATGAAAGTAAAAAAGGAGGTGTTATTGAGAAATTTAATATAGGAAAACAAACTAAACAAGAAAGGAAGAAAAATATTGAAGCTCTAAATATTCTTGCTAATGAAGGAATGAAGTATCGCCTATTGCCTATTATTGAGTATGGAAATAAAAATCCTGATGCTTTCAATTTAATAACTATGAAATATGTAGATATTAATTCTAATGGGAAAAATATTATTCAAAGTGCAATGAAAGAAGCCCATAAACAAAAGGTAGAAGAGCTTGTCCTGCGTTTCATTAAAAAGCCAATCAGTTATCGACAAGTATATTATGCTATAAGAGAACGAATTCTTCAAGGATTTTATAGAAGAATAAAAACTTTAGTTGTTATTTTTCCTGACAATCAAGTAAAAGTATACAAAATTAGAAGAATTCAAGACTTTATAAAAAAAGACACCTCAAAACTAATTAATAAATATTAGTCTTGAGGTGCTGGAGGTGCGGGCTTTGTAGCTTATCAATAGAAGCGTCCCCCACCGCAGGATCTATGTCCTATTTTGTGACCTCGACAGGATTCAAACCTGTAACCTTCTGAGCCGTAATCAGATACGGAAATATTTTTATTATTGTATTTTATTCATTATCAACAACATATAAAACCCCAAAATTGTAATTTTATCTATTTTGTCAATTTTCTACCTTGTCGGAAGATTTGCGTGTAAATATTTATGTATCAAATAAATATACGCATTTAGATTGTCGTTTTAATAGCCTATATTGCCGTTTTTAGGCGTGTGCTTCTGATTGGTTTTAATATTTTTTTTGTTAAAATATATCTAAAACGACATTCGCTCAAAAAACGCGTGTGCTATTACCTTATAAAATCCTACTACATAATCCATTCGTATAGTTTCTGTTTCATACTCTGGATTGTTATATTCAGGTAAAGGGTCAGGAATAAGGTCTATATAACCTTCTTTTTTACTTCTCTTTACTATTTTAACAGTACGTAACCAGTTTTTAGTAACGACAGCATATATTTCGTTAGTTGGAAAATATTCCCACCACTCTTCTATTTTTTTTAACCCAATAACAGACCCATTTTTTATACGCCTTGACATTGAATTTCCTATGAGTACACAAGCAAAATCTGCCCCTGCAAAGCTGGGGGAACTTATAACAAATGATGGTTTTACTTCAGAGAACATTTCAGGGGATGTAAATCCTCCCGTGAAATCTACCTCATAGAATGGTACTTTTACATTGGAAACCATTTCATCGGTTATGAGTACTGGTAAAGTATCGTCTTGTTCCTCACTATCGTTATATTCGTTTTCTATTCTCTGAAAAAGGTTCTCAAAGGCTTCTAATATATCATCAGGCACATCCTCATCACCATTATCGTATGCTTTGAGTTTTTTCATAGGTAAGTTGGTGAGTTCTTGAATGCGCTGCAAAGATAAGCCATATCTGTTACGCTCGGCTCTCAAATATGTTTCTTCTTCAGGTTCTTCTTCAGGAGTATTTTGTACAAGCATTTCACCGTTGCCAGTAAGTAGCCAATCTTTATTTATTTCAGGAAAGGCTGAAACTATGTTTTTAGCCATTTTAGGGCTTATGTTTTTAGTTTTTCCATTTAGGACATCATAGAAAGATTGAGCTCTTTCATATCCTGCTTTTTGAGACAATTCGGCAACTGATATTTTTAAATACTCTGCCAACGCCTCTATTATTTGGGGTGGAGTAAGTGTTTTCATTTCTTTACTCAGATTTTTTCTGTATTATTAAAATATTTATTACCTTTGCACTTTAAAATTAAATATTCCGTTGTTATGGAGTTAGATAGTGATATTATCAAACAACTGATGTACTATAAAGATGAGTATCAAAGATTTCAAAGGTTTATAGTATATACCACTTTTAGACTTATAAAAAGAGATTGGAATGTTATTCCTGAACTTGAGTATGATAATTTTGACGAAAATCCTTATTTATGGACTCTTAGTGATAAACTAAAAAAAATACTTAATGAACTCAAAACGAAAGAATAATATCTTTTCTATTATTTTTTTTAAGTAGCTATCATCACACAATATGGTAATGATAGTTTTTTTATTGCTTTCCATATATTTCTAAATGGTTTTAGGAAACTCTGTTTTTTCATCTTTTATTGGATATGAGAGCTGTTTTTTCAACGCTTGTGTCTCTCTATACTCTTTTGCTTCTGCAAGTTTAGTAAATTCCACCTTTGCGCCTAATTTTTTAGCCTCTTCTTCTATCCGTTCTAATGAGATATTAAAAAACTCCCTTTTATAGTTAGTCATATTCACTCGATTGTCTACAAAAATGTTATGTAGCTTTGTTTCAAGTTCTGGAGCGTTTTCTGAAAAAATCATAGCGTGAATGTCAAATGGGAAAGGAACACTTGCATCACCAAGTTCTTTTACTCTGTCTGTAGGTTCAAGCCTACGTGTCATCCCTATTTTATATACATCATCACCAAAAGCACCTATATTAGAAATTACATAAACATACCCCATTTTTGTTTGTTGAGCCATTGATATAGCTTTTTGTTTCAAGGTTTCAACCCCTAAAAGCCCAGACTCAAGTTCCGCTATTCTTTGTAATAATTCCTCTTGTTTTTTGCCTACAGCAGTTCCTACTTCTTTACGTGCCTTTTCAAGGGCTTTTATATACATAATTTCCTCTTTTTCAGCCTTTATTCTTGCTGCTTCAAGTTCTTTTTCAGCACGTTCCTCCTCTCTCATTTGTTCTCGAATAGCTCTTTGTTCTTCCCGTTCTTCTTGTAACTTCTTTTTATATTCATAAGTTAGTTGTAGTTCCCATACTTTATAACCTTTATACACTTCAGAAATAGCAAGTCCTTGTTCCTTATATACTTTATTTATAGCTTCAAATGATTTGTTCAATCGCTCTTCCATTTTTAGAATATTATTCCAATCTACATTAGCTATAAAACTATCTGTTTCGCCGTTAAAAGCGCGCAACATCAATTGTTTTTCCCTTTTCACCATAGATTGTCCTTTTGAAAGACTACCATTCCAAGTGATATTATGACCACCATTTACTGCAGTGTCTTCTTTTATCATAGCTTTAGCCTCATTCCTATAAAAAAGTATTTTCTGTTTATATTCCTCAGAAGTATCAAAACTGAAGTGAGGTTGATAAACTCCATACTCTGCCATTTCTAAATCATCTTCAAAGACACTTATTTTCTTTTTTAATTCCTCGTAGGTAACAAAGGCGGTTTGATATTGTTTTTTAAGTTGTTCGTACTGGTCTAAGATTGATGTTTTATCTCTTTCTATTTTAGCTATATTTTCTTGTAATCTTTTAGTTTCCCTTTCTAAATCTATTAATGGAGAATACTTTGTTAAAGATTTAGACAAATAATCGGTTTGGTTTTCTAAATCTTTTACCCTACTTTCTAAGTATTTTATTTTATCTAACTCTTTTTTCTTCAGAAAATCAAAAAAGCCCATATTTATATTTATTTAAAAATCAATTTATTACAAAAATATAACAAATAAAAGCAGAAAAAATCTGTAAAATTATTTGTTTATACAGAAAATATCTGTATCTTTGCACCGTCAAAATGAAACGTTACTATTAACGTTGCAAAAGTAATAAATAATATGAGATTAACAAGCGAAGCAAGAAGTATTATTGTAAATCGTATAGCTGATTTCTCTATCGAGGTGGATAAGCAACCCGTAACAATTAGTCACTGGTTGTATATGCGACCTTATATGTTTCTGAAGATAGAGAATTACAACCCTTTAAAGAAGTTCGCTAAAACCGACAATATAGATGATTTGTTCGAGTTTGAGAGCGAAAAAGAGAAAGAAACACTACTTAATAAGTATAGAACCTTGAGATATGAACAAGCAACAACAAATACGAATCTTAAAAAGTAAGGTAAAAGAATTAGAGACTACAAAGCTATGTCTCGAAGGCGCAATAAGAACTCTTGCAAATGAGATTATTCGTACTAATGACGAGCTTGCTATTGTGGAAGGTAGCAAGCCGTCTTCTAAACGAGAAAAGAAAGTGGTAGATATATCAAAGTATGAAGCGCAATTTTTCGCTGAATGCGAACGCTACCGACAAAATAGCTAACAAAAAAAGCGGCACTATCCCAGCACCGCCTTTTGAATATTAATCTTAATTAGATTTTTTAATACGATGGCAAAATTACAACAAATGAATGAGATGACCAAACTAAATAGCCAAATTCTTCTACAAGGTGGCTATGTAACCTACGAGGGTAAGAAATTCAATGAATGCGACCCTTTTGAAAAAGAGGCGTTTAACATCGCTTTGGGTGATAAGAAACCTGCTGAAAATGGATTTGACGACCTATTACAAGGTCTTGTATCACCCCTATTACTTCAACATACTATGAATGAAGATTGCTTTATCAATCCTGCTATTTTTGAACAACTAAAAGCGGCTTTGCGCCCTGAAGACGATAACAACCACGAGGACTGGTGGCATTTAAAAGCTAATTGTGGCTGCTACACTATGCGCTTATCGGGGTGTTATGACAGGGGTGTACTTAATGCTGAATCTGAAGTTTATAAAAGAGTTGGTAAACATACGATATACTACGACCTTGTCGATGAACAATGGGCTGATGTACAAGATAAACTTGAAGCTGAGTACGAAAGACTTGTGAAAGAGTATAGAATTGACGAGCGTAACCGATACTATGAGAGTTTATCACACGACTATCACCAGTTTATTTAACAACTAAATAATATCAACTATGAAAGAGCAAATCACAACCTTAGAATTAGATAAGTGCTACCGAGTGAAATATGAGAGTATTAGCTGGTGCATTAGGGTTTATGAAGAGTTTTTGTTTGGTAAATACTCATCATTAACAGCGATAAGAGTAGATAATTCGGGTATTAATACCAGAGAATTCCTAATGTCTGATTCATACCAAGATAGTAAGTATAACGTGCAAGAGATTAGCCACAGTGAATTTATGCACGAGTTTCGAGCCAAGCGCAATGAGATTAACAAACTGATAAAGAAAATGTCTTAAAACGGCTTAATAAAGAGCCTCTACCAATAATTAAGTGCCGTGTTATTCTTGAAATCTGGAAACTTAAAAAATAACAATAACGCACGGCACTTTCTTTTAAGAAAAGTAATAACCTAAAATACATAAACCAAATGAATGAAGAATTAATAACGTTGAAACAAGCCCCTATTATTGTATATGAGAAAATCAAAGCAGTAGGGCAACAAATTGAGGCTAAAATAGCCGAACTGAACCTCGACAATCAGTTAGTAACTGATGAGACTTTAAAGAGTGCAAAAAACACTCGCACGATGTTGCGCAAAGAACTTGATGATTTTGAAACACAACGCAAGTATATCAAAGAGCAGGTGAACGCGCCTTATGAAGCCTTTGAGAAAGCGTACAAAGAGCATATCAAAGTACATTACGATAAGGCTGATAGTACGCTGAAATCAAAAATAGACGAGGTGCAAAATCGGCTAATAAGCGACAAAAGCGCACGTATCAAAGAGTATTTTACTGAATTGTGTCAGCAGCAAGGTATTGACTTCCTCATCTTTGAACGCTTGCCGCTGAATATTACGCTATCGGCTTCAGATAAGAGCCTTAAAGAGCAAGTTGCGGGCTTTGTAGGCGAGGTAACCAAGAGCATACAACTCATTGAAAGTCTAAATGAACCTGACGAGTTTAAGGCTGAAATGCTAACTGAATATAAACAAACGCTTGATGTTACAAGAGCGATACAGAATGCACAATACCGCAAACAACAACGTGAAGTTGAATTAGTGCGTATCGAGGCGCAACGAGTAGCAGCCGAACAAGCAAGATTAGCCGCTGAAGCAAGGGCAAAAGAACAAGCCCCTTTGCAAGCACCCGCACAAGTGAATGAAGTACAACCTGCAGCACCGATACAACCTGAACCAGTGCAAGAGGCTACAGAAGCAGTACAAGAAGATGAAAATGAGATTGTGCAATCCGCTTTTACAGTGATAGGCACAAGGGCGCAACTTAGAGCGTTACGCGCTTTCTTAGATAATAATAAAATTCAATACAAAGTATAACACAATGGAAACACCAGTATTACAAAAACAATCATTAGCGAACTTCCTTAACAAGTACGATAAATTCTTAGAGCAAAATTTAGGCGCAAAAAAGAGCGAATTTGTATCGAACTTATTAGCCCTTTCAGATAGTAACAAAGAACTATCACAATGCGAGCCTGCTGACCTTATGAAGTGTGCGATGAACGCAACCGCACTGAATTTGCCACTAAATAAGAACTTGGGGTATGCGTATGTAATACCTTACTTTGATAGGCAAACTAATCGCACTATTCCTCAATTTCAAATGGGGTATAAAGGCTTTGTTCAGTTAGCAATACGCAGCGGGCAATACAAAACGATTAATACTTGTGAAATTCGTGAGGGTGAAATCAGGCGCAACAAGGTAACAGGGCATATTGACTTTTTGGGTGAAAATCCGAGTGGGGCGGTTATCGGTTACCTTGCCTACATTGAGTTACTCAATGGCTTCCAACAATCACTTTTTATGACCATTGAGCAGCTACAAGCACACGCTTCTAAGTATTCTAAAACATACGCAAAAACAAACAGAGGTCTTTGGAAAGATGAGTTTGACCTAATGGCGAAAAAGACAGTGCTAAAATTATTGTTAAACCGTTACGGAGTGCTTTCAGTAGAAATGCAAAAAGCAATAGAGAAAGACCAAGCAGACAATGAGGGCAACTACATTGACAACCCTCAAGGGCGTACGGTGATAGATGTAGAGGTTATCGAGCAAAACGAGCCTACAGAACCTGAAGCTGTACAACCTATAACGCAAGGAGCAGGCGCACCATCACCCAAACAAGTAGATTTTAAACAAGTATAGTCTATGAAAACAAGTTACTTTACATTAGGACAATCACACGTATATCGCTTTAATGGACAAACATTAGACCACGATTGTGTGATTAAAATAACAGCCGAAAACCCCAGAGATGTAATGGTTGAGCATTTCGGTTTAAAATGGGCTTTTGAATATGATAAATGTCCCGAAATGAAGTACTTCCCACGAGGTATATATAACCTAACAGATAACAAATGGGAATAGCACAAGTAATTAGTTCAGGTAGCGAGGGTAACGCTGTGATATACGACAACGCAATAATGGTAGATTGCGGCGTTACGCTCAAAGCCTTAGAAGCAGTAAAACGTTCTTTGAAAATTGTACTCCTCACACACCAGCACGGCGACCATTTGAAATTGCGAACCTTACAACGATTACAAGCCGAGCGACCTACATTACGCATTGCTTGTGCTGACTTTCTCTTAGAGAGGTTGGAGGGGTTAAACAATATTGATGTATTGCAAGTAGGTAAGTTATACGATTATGGGGCGTTCAAAATATCGCCAGTGAAGCTGTATCACGACGTGCCAAATTTCGGTTGGCGAATATTCCTCAATAACGGACAAAAGATATTCCACGCTACTGATACAGCGCACTTAGAGGGCATTACTGCTAAAGGTTACGACCTCTACGCTATTGAGCATAATTACTGTGAAGAGTACATACAGCAGGCGATAGAAGAAGCGCACGCAAAGGGTGAATATACGCACGCATACGGCAATATCAATACACACCTTAGCATACAGCAAGCAAGCGCGTTTATTGCGGAAAACAGAAAAGAAAGCAGTGAAGTATTAGAACTGCATAAAAGTAGAAGTTTTTATAAGTAAAATTTAAATAAAATGAGTAAGAAAATTAAAAACGGAGAACAACCTATAGTGGCTATACCTTTGTTAACTGACAAAGGTGATGATGAAGATAAAGTCGTTATAGCAAACGAATATCTTATGGAAAGATACCCTTCAAATATCGCTCATTGTTTAGGAATAACCAAGCGTGAAAAAATAGCGATAGAAGCCGCAAAAGCTATGTTAAGTAAGGGTAATGAAAGTATATACATAGTTGCAGGTAAAGCGGTGTTATTCGCTGATGCTTTATTAGAAAAACTTGAAAAACAACAAGCAAATGAAAACAGTATTTAAAGTAGGAATGGAGGTTTGGGATAAAACAATCTCACCGAAAAGGGGTAAAGTTATTGAAGTCTTCACTGACTATAAATATGACTTTCCTATTAAAGTCGAATTTGAAAACAATGTAAAAGTTCAGTACACAACTGAGGGTTGTTTTGTTAAAAATGAAGGTGCTGTCCCCACATTATCCACTACAGATTATTCTGTAGAAATGAAAGGCTTTGAACAAAAAGCACTTGTACCAACTTTTGAAGATGTATGGGATAATAAAAAAGAAGTTTATACTTCTCCTTATTACGATGAAAATTATTCAGGGTATCCTTCAGAAGAATTAGCAGATGCTGCTGAAGCATTGAGAAAATTATTGTTCCTTAGAGACTATTATAATGAAGGGTGGGAACCTGATTGGACAGATGGAGATGAGTATAAATATTGTATAAAAAATTTTGGTAACGAATTATATACAATAGATTTAGATTTTTCTGCGCGTGTAATGACTTTCAAAACTCTAGAAATCAGAGACAAATTCCTTGAAGAACAGAAAGAATTATTAGAAATCGCAAAACCTTTATTATAACTATGGAAAACAAAAACAAAATAATGAGTGCTTTACAAGTAATCAAAATAGCACTTGAAGCAACGAAAGAGAAGGTTCTTATAACAAAAGGATTGTTAATTGAACTGAAAGAAAAATATCAGTGTTTGGATAATTTGAAAGATATAAGAAAAGACCCTGATGTTATTCATTTATCAAATGAAGTTGAACAATTAGCTGAAGAAATCGGATTTATAGTTGAAAATTAAAAATCTATGGAAATACAAGGACGAATTAAAGTAATATTTGCCCCCGAAACAGTAGGGCAAAACGGCTTTCAGAAGCGTGATTTGGTAATCACCACCGATGGGCAATATCCACAAGATATTATCATTCAATTTACACAAGGCAATTGTGCTTTGTTGGACAACTTGCAAATAGGGCAAATAGTTAAGATACACTTTAACCTGCAAGGTCGAGAATGGACAAGTCCGCAAGGTGAGGTTAAGTACTTCAATACGGTATTAGGTTGGAAAATAGAACTCATTCAAACCACGAATGTAGCGCAACCTCAATACCAGCAACCTCACCAAGGTTATGCACCGCCTCAACAAGCACAAGCGTACCCACCACAACAAGGGCAACCGCAATATCAGCAGGGGCAAATGTTTAACCAGTACGGACAAGCACTTGCACAAGGGGACGGCATACCGTATTAAGGTAAAACAAAAAGCAAGTGGCGAAATTGGCAGTCGCTCCCTTTGGTTGAGGGGATTAGGATACGTTCGAGTCGTACGTTCACTTTGGTTTGTGACTAAATGCAGGTTCGAGTCCTGCCTTGCTTTCAAAGATAATAAACTATGATTTTCAACGCAAGCAATGAGTTAGATATACAGCGGGCAAAGGAGCGATTAGCGTTTCTTATCGAAAAGAAAAAGACCTTTGAAATCACTGAAAAGAAGCCTAAACGCACCTACTCACAGAACAATTACATTCACCTACTCTTTGCGTGGTTCGCATTAGAATATGGAGAAACTCCCGAATATGTGAAGCAAGAGATGTTTAAGAAGATTGTAAACCCTCAGATATTCAGAACTGAATATGCTAACCGCAAAACTGGTGAGATACGTGAAGCGTGGCGAAGTACAGCGAGTTTGGACACGAAAGAAATGACAACCGCCATTGATAATTTCAGAGATTACGCCAGCAAGGAAGCGGGTATATACCTACCAACGCCCGATGACTTAGCGTACCTTAATGAGATAGAAAAGCAAGTGAATAACTTACAAGGAAAATATTATTAAGCAATTTTTCTCCCTCGTTAAGCAAGGATAAAAACAAGTTATAAAACACTGAATATCAAAGTGAAGATATAAATAAGCAAGTTTTAAAGTAAAATAAGCAATGAAAAAAGAAACAGTAAGCCGATTTAATGAGGTGGTACTCACAACCTCAGACCTTACCGCCTTAAAAGGCAAATACCTAACTGAAAATCTTTATCGCCGTTGGGAAGAAAAATTTATTGATGAGGATACAGGCGAGTTAGTCCCTATTGAGCGCAGGGAGATTATCCTTTATCAAGGTGAAGAACTAACTGATGACAACCTGCAAACTATCAAATTCTTTATGGATAGCGGCGAACTAAAAGAAGTATCTGTTAGCAACCTACAACGCTCAGCACGATTGGTAGGAGGTAGTGCTACCATTTGGACGGCAGTGGTAGATGACAATGACAAAAAGCGCACGTTTTATCTGTATGCCAATAGTGCTGCCGTAGCACAACAAATCATTACCGACTATGTGGAGCAGCATTATAAGGGAACGTTTGAAATAAAATCGCTCAAAGAGCAGCAGTATTTTACCCTTGTATCGTTGGCAAAGAAAAACAGCGATGAGGAGCAAAATAAGTTCTATCAGATAGAGGTAGAAATAATGGTAAATAAAGAATCTTACCCAATGCGCTTTTTAGTTAAAGCACCTAATGCAGAAGAAGCAAAAGTACTAAGCGAGGCGTTTTATGAAACTTATATGCGAGTGGCTGATGAGGATAAAGAATTACCTCCTTACACAATGACTTTGCTATCGGCAAAAACACTGAATGTAGAGGCGGTAATAGACCACCAGTTTTGCAAGGAATATATAGATAAAAGTAAAGAAACGTTGTAGTTTTATCCATTGTGTACCCCGATAGGCAAGCACTCACGTTCGAGCCGTGAGCGGGGGCTAAAACAAATGAATTGATAATTATGGTATACGGATATATACGCGTAAGCACTGACAAACAAACTGTCGAAAACCAACGCTATGAAATAAAGAATTTTTGCAAAAAAAATGATATGAAAATAGATGGTTGGATTTCAGATGAAGGTATCTCAGGAACTAAAGATCCTGAAAAACGTGAATTAGGAAAACTATTAACAAAGGTAAAATCAGGTGATTATATTCTTTGTTCAGAACTTTCTCGTTTGGGGCGCAGCTTAATGATGATTATGGCTATTTTAAACGAGTGTAGTAAGAAAAAAGTGAATATCTGGACTATTAAAGATAATTATCGTTTAGATAATGATATTAGTAGTGCAGTGATAGCTTTTGCTTATGGGCTTTCTGCTCAAATAGAAAGACAACTTATATCTCAACGAACCAAAGAAGCATTAGCCCGCAAAAAAGCTGAAGGGGTATTTATAGGTCGCCA